CGCAAAAAGTAAACAAAAACGGGCTAACTAGGCTAAAAAATAAACATGTTAGGTTAGTTTATTGTCAAAGTGGTTTCAGTGAGCTACGTTTTCAAAAACAACAATGAGAGTTAGGTTAATACATGGCACGTGTAAAGTGGCGCCCCACTGATGAAGAATTACAACGTATCGAAGAATTGGCGAGAATGGGATTAAGTGAGCGCGCTATTGCCAGACAATTGCGTATCTGTAGGCATACGCTTATCAAACGGAAAAAAGAAGATGCTAGTTTAGCGTTCGTGCTGAAACGTGCCCGGCAATATTATTTAAGGGGTTTCTCATGACAGCAACAGCAAATCCGAAATCGAAAAAAGGACGAGGCAGACCGAATTGGAAACCGACAAAAGCCATTCTGAATAAAGCGGAAGAACTAGGCGCATTGGGTTTAAAGCAAGATGAAATCGCCCATTGTTTGGGCATCAAACCCACAACTTTGTACTACAAAAAAATCGAATATCCGGAACTCGAACATGCTATTGGACGGGGAAAAGCAATGGGTGTGGAAACTGCTAGCAGAGTTTTATATGAACTTGTAAAAGAAGGCAACATGGACGCAATAAAAACGTTTTTGAAATTGTGCCACCAAAAATCTGAAAAATTCGAAACCGAACTGTCCGGCAGCATTGAGACAAATTCAAAAGTTGAGTGGCTAGTACAACCGATCATTCCGGCGAATATACAAACTCAGGAATGAAAGCGTGCTTAAACGTCAACTATAAACTGCTTCCATTTCTGACCAAACCGCAGCCAATTAAAATTGCGTATGGTGGACGTGGCAGCGGAAAATCGCTTGGTGTGGGCGATATGCTCACATTTAAAATGGATACTGAATGCGCAGATATATATTGCTTGCGTGAGTTTCAAGACAGCGTTACCGATTCGGTTCACAAAGTATTTGAAGGATCGATCAAAGAACGATTGCAATTACCTGGCTGGAATATTCAAGAGAACGCCATCATTGCACCAAACGGGGCGAAAACACGCTACAAGGGCGCCAACCGAAACCCGGACGCAATGCAAAGCGCACAGGGTTATAAATATTCGTGGTTTGAAGAGGCACACCGTGCCAGCCAGGCATCATTAGATAAATTACTTCCAACAATCATTCGAAACCCCGGCGCTCAATGCTGGTTTACCGCCAATCCTCAATCCAGCAATGACGCATTTAGCCAACGCTTTCTTGTTCCTTACCTAGATCACATCGAAAAACACGGATTTTATGAAGACGATCTGCACTATATCGTAAATGTAAATTGGCGTGACAATCCTTGGTGGAATAAAGAGCAAGAAAAATTAAGGGCATGGGATTTTCAACATTTAAGCCGGGCAAAATATGACTGGATATGGGAAGGGCATTTCATGGATAGTGTTGATGCAGCGATTATCGAACCGGAGTGGTTCGATGCCGCCGTGGACTTACACACCAAACTAGGCATAAAGCCACGTGGTGCCCGCGTGGCAAGTCATGATCCGGCGGATATGGGCGGTGATACTAAAGGCTATTCAATGCGTCACGGTTCGATATTATTGTGTGCTGATGAAATTGTAACCCTCGATGTGAATGACGGGTGTGATTGGGCCTTGGACCTGGCTATCCAGCATGGGGCGGATAATTTTTGCTGGGATGGTGACGGCATAGGCGCATCATTACGTAGACAAGTGAGCACGGCACTGGCAGGCAAACAGTGTGAAGTTGAAATGTTTAAAGGTAGCGAAACCCCAAAAAACCCGGATAAAATCTATTTGGGCAAAGACCCGGAAAGCAAGAACACGAACAAAACAAATCGTGAAACATTCAAGAACAAACGCTCTCAAGCTTATTGGTTGTTGCGTGATCGTTTCTATAATGCGTATCTGGCAAGCGAGGGACAATACATGGACCCGGACGAACTCATTTGCATCAATAAAAATATTCCCTTTCTTAAAAAATTGCGTTCGGAAATATGCCGCATCCCCCGCATACCGAATGGCAACGGTTTAATTCAATTGATGAGCAAGCCCAACATGAAAAAGAACGGCATTCCGTCACCTGGCATGGCCGATAGTATTGCTATGGGCATGTTGGCAACAATTAAATTAGGCAAAAAGAAAGCGCAAAACTTACAATTTGCGAGCGGCTGGTAACACTTCAGCTACACTGAAATAGCTGGGTGCCTCTCCTCGCCCAGCGCTTAAAAATATGCACCCCATCCAACCGCATATTTTTTGCCCTTGCCCCAATCAAGGGTTTTTTTATGACTTATTTCTGGATAAAACAACCCTGGCGGTTGTTATTGAAATCGAATCATAGCGCCTTGCACAATTTCAACTACGTTTAACAACGAAACGGATATCAAATAAAGCAAGGATGCTTTTTTTATGGCGCGTAAAAGCCGACAAGATAAAGACGCAGAAATCATAACCGAGGCGCTAAAACGCTTTGATGACGCCAAACGCTTTGACCATGACGAGCGGCTTTCCGCAAGGGATGACGTGGCTTTTGCGCAAGTGGAAGGGGAGCAATGGGATAAACGTTTTCGCATCAATAAAGAACGTCCAAAGTTTGAGATAAACCGAATTCAACATTCGATCAATCAAGTTATTGGTGAGTTTGTTAACAATGAAATTGGAACCAAAGTCCGGCCTTCATCGAGTGACGCGACCGAGGACGTTGCGGAAACCCTCAACGGCTTATTGCGCAACATTTACAACCTTTCAAACTTCTCGAAAACCCAAGTTGAGGCATTAAAAGAGGTCTGCAATGGTGGCTTTGGGTGTTGGCGTGTGCGCACGGATTTTATTGATTATGAATCATTTGATCAGGATTGTTATGTTGATTGGGTGCCGGATGGCCTGGCCAGTGTGTGGTTTGACCCGTTTGACAAAGACCCGTTAAAGCGCTATAGCCGGTACTGCTTTATCATTGAAGATATTCCTGTATCTCAATTCAGAATGGAATATCCAGACGCGACAATCACAAACTTTGAACGCCTTCCCGAATTTCAGCGCTTGCGAAAATCCGATTGGCTATCGGATAATTCCGTGCGCGTGGCGGAATATTTTCGGAAAGTGCCGAAAAAGAAACGCATGTTGCAAATGAGTGATGGCAGCAGCTATTTTTATAATGACGTGAAAGACGTTTTGGATGAATGGGAAGAACAGGGCATCATTATTGAGCGGGAGCGCACAGTCAAACATTTTGATATTGAATGGATGAAGATTAACGGCAACGAAGTTTTAGAAGGTCCTATAAAATGGCCTGGCACAAGACACATTCCCGTTGTGCCGGTTTTTGGATATCATTATTGGATTAACGGCACGTTTACGTTTCGTGGAATGGTGCGCTTTGCAAAAGACGCACAGCGTATTTACAACTATTTAACATCTGCAAAAATTGAGGCCGCCGCGAACAGTCCCAAAGACCCGATCTTTATTACATCGGAACAAATAGGCGAGTTTCAAGACGAATACAAAAATTTCAATGTGCGCAATAGCCCGTTTCTTCGATACAACGCTGAACCTGGCGAACCCCCGCCATTCCGTTTAGGTCCGCCACCAATTCAACAAGCACTAATAGAACAAAGCCAGCAAGCGGATTTGGATATACAAGCGACCATAGGCCGCAATGCCGCCGCTCTGGGTGCTGTGCCCATGTCGCCAGGGGCGATACCATCCGGTTCCGCTATCAGCCAGGTGCAACATTCATCTAATGTCGGACAGCAAGAAATATTTGGAAATTTGTCCGATGCCGTGCAACACACCGGCACCATTCTTATTGACTTAATTCCAAAAATTTACGATCAAGATAAACAAGTCCGCATCTTAAAGCCGGACGGCTCCACTGAGTTTGTGCCCATAAATAACGAAACAATGGACGTTCAAAGCGGCGAAATGGTGATGAGCAACGATTTAAACCAGGGCAAGTACGATGTAACTTGCACACTAGGCGCCACATTTTCTACACAACGACAGGAAACCCTGTCGATGTTGCAAGATTTGGGCAATCAAAACCCGGCGTTTATGCAAGCCACTGCCGATTTATTAGTGAAGGCTTTGGATCATCCATTGGGGGATGAAATAGAAAAACGCATCCGGCAACAAATGCTCAAAACCGGCGTTGTGGAACCGAATGAACAAGAGCAAAAAGAAATTGCAGAAAAGCAGGCAAGCACGCCGCCGGACCCCGTTGAACAAATGCAATTCGAAGGGTTAAAACTGCAATTACAGCAACAAGCCGCTCAAGTGGATTTCTTGGAAGCGCAAATACTAAAAGAACAAGCCTCGGCACAGAAAACACTTAGCGAGGCAGAAAACAAAGAAGTGGACAGCGCTACAAAACTAATGGATTCGATTACCAAGCAAGTTGCAGCGGGAATGCAAGCCAATGTGGACGCGATTCAAGCGATGCAAACCCAATTAAAAGAATCACAAGCCGTGATGACTTCTGACTTGCCAAATCAAATAAACGAGGCATTCAAACGCCTGGCTCCGGGATTGTATGCTGATGAACTCGGTAACGTGATGCAATTGGACGCCAACGGCCAAGTATTGCCGGTGGATGCTAATCAACAATTTCCCGATAGTCCGCCACAGCCATCAGGCGTGAGCATTCCTGATGGTTCCGTGTAATGCGGCTGTTAAACGACCGGCTTTCGATGAATTGGCATCGATCAAAAGCGTATCAAAGCGCACAGCAGAAGAAAACCGTTTGCTTTTAAGCCAGGACGTGAGCGAGATAAACAGCAATTGAAATGATCCCAAAACGATTAATAGGCCAAATCATTCCACCATGCAAAGCCTTTAAGAATGCTTTATTTCAGGGGCGCTGCCGTAAGCTTACTGTTGTTCTGATTTATTTTGTAAGGTTTCTAACTGTCTATTGAAATTGTTTCTCCATTCTTTATCACTGGTATTTTTATATCTTGAGTATTTGAAACCTTCTATGGGTATTATTTCAACCTGATTAAGAAGATTTAATATTAACGTACCTACGGCAAGCCCCACTCCTAAAGGAACTGCATTTCCAACTTGTTTGTATTGCTGGATGATTGGCCCCGCTAATTCCCAATCATCAGGAAACTGTTGTATCCTTTTATATTCTTCAACAGATACCGGCCTATCTTCGGTAGGATGCGCCAGGTCAGTTGCTGGCATTGCCGGATGGGTAACTAGCGTCGGAGATGGTTTATCCCAAGCTAGCCTTCTTAAAAATCCTGTTTTTCCACCACCTGAATAAAATGATTTTCCCATAGCCTCTTTCTGTAACTCAATAGGTAAATTTTTCCAGTTTTGACCAGGCTTGAGTAAACGATAGTATTTCAATCTCTTTTCTGGAAAATTTAGATGGTTATGCGTTTTAATATTTTTGATGCAAGGCTTAAGAGTATTCCATTTCGGTAACCCAAGAGAAGCATCCTCAGAATGAGTGGGTGTTAAAAAAGGAGGCTTGGAACCATCTCGAGAACAAATGATAATTACACGTTCTCTAATTTGTGGGGTTCCAAAATTAGCAGAGTTGTACAAATTAAATGAAAACCCATAACCAGAATTTTCCAACCTATTAATTATAAAATTTAGTGCTCCTCCTTTAAGCTCATCCGATTTCAAATCTGGGAAATCGCCCCCTCTTTGATCGTGCGGCCTATGATCCATTGGGCAAGATAAAAGACCCCTAACGTTTTCAATGACAAAATATTTTGGCTGTAGTTCAAGACATAGCTCAAGGTACTTTAAAAATACATTCCCTCTATCATCATTAAAGCCTTTTCTTTTTCCTGCGGTGCTAAATGCTTGGCATGGAGGCCCCCCCATTATCAAATCAATTTCATCGTCATTAGATAGTCCAGCGGCTTGCCTGACTTCAGATGCAGAATATTCATTAATGTCAGTTAGCAGCGCTGCATTTGGTTTATTCATAGCAATGGTTTGTCTACAAAACTTATCTACTTCACAGGCAAGTCGAACATCAAAGCCTGCTTTTTCTATGCCTAGATCTAGCCCCATAGCTCCAGAAAAAAAGCTCAATGCAATAGGCTTTTTATTATCAATCTTATAAACAGGGTGATCTTCAGCTACTTTGTGGGTAGTTCTAAGTCCGCTTTTTAAGTCTATTGATTTATCCGGCACGATCGAAAGCATACAAAACAAAGTTGATACACTCACAGGCGGCTTTGTTAAGTTAAAGCCTTGCCTTGCCTTGCCTCGCCTTGCCTCGCCTTGCCATGCCTTGCC